GGATTTGCATTTACTCTATACCAACCCGTTCTGTCTCTTTTATGTCTATTAAAAACACCTTTGATGATAATCCCATCCTTCAACAATTTTGATATGTGATTTTCAATTGTCTTTGAAGGTATACCCAACTGCACCGCAAATTCCTTTGAAGACATAAAACCAGACCACCAGCATTCATCGTGGTAACAATTTTTTGTCTTGTGCTTTTTGTTATAATCACACCAATGTCTAATCCTTCCAATTATGGCTGCGCTAACGATACCATACTTAATAGTATCTTCAACAGACACCACGTAAAACTCGTTCTTCTTAGTTTCCATATAATGTGTCTTTAAGATATTGTATTATGGTACCGCATTCAATGTAATCTTCTGCCATACCCATTCTGTCTTCTGTACACTCAATTGATGACCAATCGGTTAAATTAAACTCTCTAATCTCTTTTAACCCTTCCAACAATTCAATAATAGATTGAACAGTAGCAGCATCCAATGTAATTTGTTTTTCTTCCATTTTGTTTTGTTTTTAATAAAAAAGGGTCACCAAATACTCACTGCTTCTCACGTCAGTTTTCTTTGGCAACCCTCAAAATCTTTAATGTCCTATAATGTGAGAAGGGACTACAGTAATAAATATACGTAATTTTTGGTAAAGTTCAAAATATTTCTTAGGCGCATAAAAAATATTACGGTTTTTTTGTTTTATTCAGATATTTATAGTAAATTAGCAATAATAAATCACATTTAAAAAAGGAAGCAAATGTCAAATTACAACAACACACAGGAGAGTATTGTGCGTCAGTCATCTCTCAAGTTCGTACAAGAGTACGCGAATAACTTAGGTTCATCATTAACCCTCAAGGAAACCTTCTCAGTAGCTAACGTCGTAGCTGACTACTGCCAGAACGGTTGGTCCAAAGAGTTAGGTGAGAAAGTAGAAATGCTTGATAAACATATCAAAGATAAGTATATTAGTAAAAAGTAATTTTTTATTCTATATATACGTAAGGGATTGGTGTGGTGTACCAGTCCCTTTTTTTTTGCGCTGCACTTGAAAATTTTTAAACTGTTTTATATATTTATGTATGGGTGGCGATGCATAATCTTGAAATACTTTCTAATGCCATTTTAAATGTTTAGGTCCCTTGCCGCCACCCAATTTTTTTGATACCAAGAAATTTTTCTTGGTTTTTTTGTTTTAACGAGATATTTATTATATATTTGAATTATCAATAACTTAATTAAAACAATTTAAAATGGAAGCTACAGAGATGTACAAAAACAAAGCGGTCATATTTGACCCCAATGAGTACCCTGGTGGATGGGAAAATCCACTAACACAAGAAGCATTTATTGCAGCCGCAGTTGAACACTGCGATGGGTTCTTACCTGACGATTGGTATCTTGATGAACCACAAATGATTAATGACGAACCAGCACGCTGGATTACTGTTTACCTCAAGCGTTATGCAGATGGTCATAACTTGCAACCGTATTGGGTATTTCAATTGGTAGCAGACCCTGTTGATGACAGAGATGACCAATGGATAGTATTTAATGTAACGAGATACGAATACGAAACGTACTATCGTTTTAACGGTTTCCTTCCGTGGACAGTAGAATAACTAACTAATTAAATCAATGGCAATGACATATCAATTAAACTTAACCGAATTTCAGTTGGTTGAAATTCAACACGCACTGTACACCCTTCAATCTCAGTACAACCAAACGATTGATGCTGGTGAAGCTAACGACCGCCTTAAAGAAGAGGTGGTAGAGATTGACGAGATTTTATCACTAATCAGTAACATCACTAACACTTGGGTATATGAACAGTAAAAATCAAATAGAACTAACAGACGATGAGATACGCATCATCAACGGTGCATTATCATTAGCACGTTGGAGACGTAAAGACATAATTGATGCATTAGAGAAAGGTGAACGTATCGTTGCAGATTATGATGAACTTAAACAAGAGGTGCGAGACATTGAAGCCCTTGAAGACAGGTTTGATGAAATTTGTAAGGATTGGATTTTTTAAAAAAAATTTGGTGGGGAACAAAAAGTTCCCTACCTTTGTGTAAACTAAATCGGGGAACAGCGTACTGAACGAAAACAGTTATGACAAATTTTCTTAATGACCTAAACAAATTGGTCAACACAGTTCAAAAGGTTGATAAGTTGTTAACCGAAAAACCAAAGCGTGCACGCATAAAACTGCACAACGTAAAATTTACAGCAGATGAAATTTCATTCCTTCGTCATATGGTTACATACTATGGTGAGGAGTGTTATAATATGGACAAGGTGGATAGCAAACTGCACACCAAAATCACACAGAAATTGGTTGGTAGTTAATTCATAACTGTCTACCAACTAATAAGGGTCGCCGGCATGGCGACCCTTTCTATTTGTGGTCGGAGGTACGTTTAGTTTTCTTACTCTCGTAATGTCTTGTCTAATATGTTTGTGATGCTTCTAATGGTTTCGTCTTGTTCTGTGAAATGCAGGTACACGAATGTAAGTTGAAAGCACAATGCAAAGATTACCCAACCTAAACATAGGTAGAGGTAGATTAAGAATAGCTTGTCGCCAATCCTACTTATCTTTGTACTTTCCATAGCAGATTGCGAGTGCTTGGTCTTGGTCATATTCACCACCAATCTCTTTCATACACCTGCTAACGAATGCACTTTCATCTTCGTCACCGCTTGGTGATGGGATAGGAAAACCTTGTTTCACTTTCTTGGCTTGAACAGGTACGCAATTAGGGACCATTTTACCGTCTTTTTCTTTCATACCGATTGGTTCATAACCTTCCCAGCACGCACCTTCTAATCCATCGTCTTCCATCTTAGCAGGTGCCGCTTTAACACCGCTTAATTCCAATCTGATTTTGTAAATCTCTTCTAGCTTCATTGTATCAATTTTTTGTACTCTTCTAAACTTAGTTCTTTACCCAATACGAATACCGAGTTGTAGTTGTGGTAAATCCAATTCAACAACGTGCCGTTATCAATCCCGTACACATCACTGTCTCTTACCTCTTCAGTCATCATACGTGCTATGTAACCATCCTTGCCAGTGAAATTCAATTCAACATTGTTGGGGATTGGTAAGTACGTCTGTGACTGTTTCTTAATGTTATAGCCCATTGTATTTTTTTAATTTCTTATTCTCACTCATCAAACTTTCAACCTTCTTTTCAAGGTCTTGTATCTTATTGTTCAACTCGTGTATCTCTGCTTTCAAATCGTCAATAATGTTCTTGTACAGGTTAACCGATAACTCAAGATTGCGTAGCACCTGATTATCCGTTTCAGCATCACTACGTCTCTTACCAACGAAGAATGCTGCCACACCTGTTAATGCGTTTGATATAACTAATAATATTTCTGTGTTCATAATAATAAATATCTGATTTTAAATTTTAGTGACAATCTGCACACGGTGGGTCATAGTGGTCCATCTCACTCCACATCGGAATACTTCTACCCAACTGCGCTTTAGACCAGCCATAACGTGTTGTGTGGTTTAAGTAAATTGGTGAGTTGTACTTACTTCCTTTCTCAGGTGTCATACCATCAATAGTAGAGTAGTTGTTGTATGCAGGGAAGAGGTTCTGACCACGGCCAGTAATTAAGTAATCTTGTAGACGCATTTTGTAAAAGTCAGCACGCTGCTTTTGTATCGTGCGAAGGTACTGCATTGTTGAAAGGTCAACTGCTGTAGCACTTTCCATTTCACCCTGTACAATGGCTCTGTTCATCGTTCTGTAATGCAAATGAGGTATCATCTCAAAGTATGCAGTTTGTATCAAATACGGTGCGATATAATCGTTTACAAGGGTTAATTCATCTGCACTGAAGGTATTACCTGTCAATTGAATTTGGTCCAATAATTGGTCATAAAATTTTGTTCCCAATAATGGTTGAAGATGAATGTCTTGTGCAATTAAAATTTCTGCACGAATTGCGTCAATGTCAACATTCTTATTGATGTTGGTGAATGACTTTAGTTTGTTTTCTGATATTAATAATTTATTCGCCATAGTTTAATTAATCGTTTTCTTCATCTTCTCCCAACCATACACCACAATCTTCTTCTGATAGACCATAACCAGCCATCAACATTTGTGTTGCTTGTTGTCTTGATATTTTACCCTTATTATATTCGCGTACAATACGCATTAGGTTTTGGTACTCACGTCCTTTTAAACCTTTGATATTTTCATTAATGATTATCTTTTCACTCTCAGCTTCAACAGGTGTAACTGGTTTGTCAATTACTGTTGGATTATCCGTAACGTCTCCTGTTAGATAGATTGATAATGGTTTAATCTCAAATGATGTTGGCTTTTGGAACTTCATTGATACTAGCTTGTCAAAGCATCCCAATAGTTCTTTTTGGTATGGTTGGATAACCATCTTTCTAAAGTACTCAGAATGGTCCACAATTTCGTTTCTAGTCCCTAATTTACCTGCGGTGGATATACCATATAACTCACCTGAAGAAACCCTGTGAGAGCTTAATATGGTGCGTACAATGTCCTCGTAAATTGTTTGATAGTATTGGTCATTACCACTCGTAGCTATTTGTGTAATCTCAGGTGATAATTCTTTACTCTCGTTGAATGAGATGATTGGTCTACCAGCATTGTTTACAGATGTAAACTGACTTTCCAATGCACGTGTAACCAACAGTTGTTCTTCCTCACCAGGAATACCGTTGTTCATATTAATCCATAAAGACGGCATCATACCGTTCTTTAGATTGTTTGCGTGAAACTCTTTGATGTTTACATCAATCTCAATCGCTGCTAATGCACCTGAATAATCAGGTTGAGGATAATAGGAATTAGATGGTTGATATTGTTTGTAGTAGTAAATTTGGCTACCACCTTTCTCTTGGTTAAATGCATCATACTCTTGTGGTGGGAATTTTCTTATGTTACCCCATTCAGGTGAATAGTAGTACTTTTCAATTTCATCCTCGTCATTCAACTTACCACATCTTACTCTGCTAAAATCTAAATGGTATATCTCTGCAATGCTTTCTTTATCTCTTGACCAAATTACATTCAATGCATAACCGCCAAATAGAACTAAATCTAATGCGCATTTAGCCATCACTTCAGATACAGTTTCTTTCTTATTGACTAAGTTAACTGTAGCCATTGGGTTGTTTAATGATACAATACCATCACCCATTATTTGTTCCCTCTTAGAGATTACTACAGCTTTATGTATGGCGCAGTTATTATATCTTGAGATAAGGTATTGTGGCATCAAATTGTTTTCACCATACCACACCCAAGGAAACCTCTGAAATACTTCACTGAATACAGGAAGTAGTGGTTCTTGTGTAAAGTTAATTTTACCTAATTGGTATTTTTGCATATCACTCATAATTAATCTTGTATGTATATAAATTGTTCATTGTCTTCATTGTTTGAAACATATGAAATAATGGTATTATTTTCTGTGGTTCCATCTAATCTTACCATACCAGTATAAACTAAGTTAGTACCATTACCAAAGATTTGTAATTGGTATTGTCCCTCGTAATTAAGGTCTTGACCTGGTAATTGGAAATTTAAAACAATTTCACAGTATCTTATATTCTCACCAAACTCAGCAGGATTAGATGTACTAATAGTGTACGATTTTTCTTCCTGTGAAAGAACGTGAGTAAATGTAAGAGTATACCCCGAAAAGTCGGTCCTTGAATTGTTGTTGATGTTTAAAACCAATTCGTTTTGTTGTCCTTTTTGTAATATTAACATAATTTTACTCTATATAATTAAATATAAAAATTATCATTTTGAATTGCTACATAATAAAAAAGGGGCTAGACGCCCCTCTTTATAGAATAGAGATATAGAAATTCGGCCCACAACAGACCTACTTTTTCCTAATTCATTTAGTCATTGAAACCACCAGCAGTAAAGATAGAACTTAAAGTTCCACTAATTACATTAGCAGGTTGTGGTTCTTGACCTGTGAAAATCAATTCAAATCCGTTTCTGTCACCTAA